TAATATGTCCTTTACTTGACTGATGACCGGGGGCACCCACAGCTACTACACTATCATTACCACCACTCGTGAAAGGATCAGAAAGAGATACAGCTGAACCAAATTTATCACCACCACCAACACCGTCTATATTTGAACCAGTTTGTTGCCAACCGGGACCAACCGTGTATGTCCAAATCTGTACACGTCCTCTATTAGTAAAACCAACCTCGGTAAAATCTGGTGCACCTACAGCAACCTGAGTGCCATTACTGGATAAAGAAACCGATGTTCCAAATTTCTCACCCACAGTTCCCCCATCAATGTCACTCCCTAATTGACCCCAAGCTGTTCCATTGTATTGGTAGACTCGGACATGTCCTTTACTACTGTCATGAATTGGTGCACCCACAGCAAGGGCTGTACCTGTGTTAGATAAAGAAACAGTTGTTCCGAATAAGTCTCCGTCGCCTGCGCCAATCAGGTCGGTACCTAATTGGGTCCAAGTTCCTGAAATAAGTTTGAATACCCTAACACGACCCTTATTTTGATTGGGATTATCTATTTCTCCATCCTCGGGGCTTGTATCAACTTGTAATTCATACTTGGGTTCACCTATAGCTATAGTAGTGCCATCGGGTGACAGAGCCACTGAGTACCCCGAATCATCGTTTGCGTTAGTGCCAATAATATTAGCACCTATCTGTTTAGGTTCGAGGGCCACACTCTCATCCACGTTCTCAAACTTGGTATTTCTCAAAAACCAATGAAGACACTTCACAGGGATGTTTGGAACCAAGTTTGTACGAATCGCATTTTTACCAAGTTCACTCACGGTTGTTGGATGTTTACGAACTAAATCAGTTACAACAACTTGTCTTTCATGACTGAGATAATTCCTCTCTTCGGGGCTCACTGTGATTTCCTCAGTAATAAGTTTGAAATCATCAAGAATGAGGGTATCTAATGTATCTGTGAAGAAAGATTGTTTATGAAACTCTAGTACAAATTCAATTTTCTGTTTATGTACGGCACATGTAGGGAAGTAGGGTCTATTTGGTTTATTAGTTGTGTACTCATCACTCGCGTATTTACGAGCAAAGAAGAACTGCATAGGTATCATTAGATCTGTCTCAAGTCTAGAGACTGAGTCTGTTATAGTAGAGTCATCAAAACCAATACTTCTGTTTACAAGAAATCTATTTGCTACTTTTTCAGACATTTCTAAATAAAGTTCATCGTATATAATTCCCCAATCACTCTCAATCTTTTCCAACTCTGTATCATCCACGAACATCGATACACTTTTGAGAATATGCCTCCCTAACTGATCAGCGTAATTCCCATTTGTGACCTTAGGCATTTTTATGCTCAACCACATATTGCTAAGCAAGTCGCCCATATTTTGAGGGTTAAACTGAACCTTTATGGTTTGCCCAAAAGGCCAATTAGGGATCTGCCCCGAATTGATTACATTCTTACTCCTGTGATATTTCCGAAAGTCAGAATGCCTTCTTGTAGTATTCGGGTTGAAGAAAGACTCCGCTGGATCCTTGCAAAGCAAGTACGTGTCTTGCTTTCCAATAGCTTTAAGTGAAATTTTTGCCGCTTCACCCATACTTATCTATTGTCTACATATTTTTAATATCATCTTTCCACATTGTCATAGGAGAAGTAGACTTCATAATCTGGAGTTCTGTTTTTGCTTGTTTGGACTGTGCCAAAAGATCTCTGACACTCTCATCTGTGTACTGAACCGTCTTGATGTTTAGAAGGTAGTCGTAGCTTCCATTTACTTCTGGGAACAGATCAGATAATTGGTTCTCAAGATCCTGCTTTTTACGACGGAAGACAACAATGTCTCCATTGATGACCATAGACACAAAGCGAGACTTATAGTCACACATCTTAGATTTAGCCTCAAGAACCTTGATTAGATACTCTTTTCGCTTATTGTAATATTCGCGACGAAGGGTGATGAAATCTTTCAGAATCATCTCAGGGGTTTCATACTTATGAATACCCTTGGTGGGGTGGAACAAGTGCATGTTCGAGGTTCGGAAAGTCTTTTGAAGTTTGAGATCCTTAACAGCATCTTTGCCATTGTAGTCTTGAATGAGGAAATCCACATTCTCGGTTGTACTGTTATTTGTGAAACCACTGATGATTTTCTTTTCAACGAGAGTATCGAGGTGTTCCTTGTAATCCTGGGTCCAGCGCCCCGGGGGAAGTTCAGTCACCTTAACCGTTCTTCCAACACTAGTCCATACACCTTGGGTTATCCATGAATCATCATCTTGCTCAAACACTTTTCCCTTGAAACCTCTGAACCAAGGCTTCATCCTTTTGATAGGATTACCATCAAGGAAATTGAGGATATTGTTCCGAATATCTTTGGGGTTAAATGGAGGTATATAGCAACTGAAACCAGTGCCAATACCCTCACTTCCATTCACCAAAATCATAGGTAGAGTAGGCATATAGAACTCGGGTTCAATAGAGCGACCATCGTCGTCTAGATAGGTGAGAATCGCATCATCACGAGGATCAAATACATTTCTCGCTTCAGGTGTCAATCGTGTGAAAATGTATCTTGTCTGGGATGCGTCTTTCCCACCCATAAGACGGGTACCAAATTGACCACAAGGTTCTAGGAGATTCAAATTGTTGGAGCCTGTATAGTCATTGGCTAACTTCACAATTGTATCAGCGAGGGATACTTCACCGTGATGGTAAGCAGACTTTTCTGCCACGTATGCAGCCAATTGAGCTACTTTCATCTCCGCAGTCAAATTCCTTTGAAAACAAGAATACATTACCTTACGCTGTGAAGGTTTGAGTCCATCACAAACGTGGGCAATAGAACGCTTCAAATCAGCGAGCGAGAAATTCACTAGATCTTTGTGAACAAAGTCTGTGATAGCCAGTTGTTTTACTTTCCCGTAAGGTACTTCAAGTTCATTGGCTTCTTTGGCTGTACTCTCTAGAAGCCATGTCTTACGGTCATCAGCCTTCTTCTTGTCAAATGCCAAGGTAATAGACTTATCAGACATTACATCTGTATTAAACTTGACGGTAAGGTCTTCAATCTTTTTGAAGTACTCCCTAGCTTCCGCAGAAGTTGAGGTACCCAAACCCTTGTAGTACTTGATACGCCAACCAGATTGACCGGTACCGTACCACGCACGAAACGCAGAGTCTGTATAGAAGGATTTACTTTGATTACCCCTAGAAGCCTTGATAATCGGTGTAACCATTGAAACAACAAATCCCAACTTGAGAAGACTGGGCCAAAAGTAGTCAATCATGTTTAGGATCAGACCCTTAATGTGCGAACCATCGTTATCCGCATCAGTCATAATCATGAGACGACCATAGCGGAGCTCGGATACATCTTTGTAGTCTTTTCCCTGTTGGAGACCCAAGATCTTCTTGAGATCATTGAACTCTTGATTCCCAGTTAACTGAGCAACCGATGCATCTCGGACATTCTTACACTTCCCCCGAAGTGGGAAGACACCGTAGTGGTCTCTACCAACAACTGAGAGGCCAGCGACGGCTAGGGTCTTAGCTGAGTCACCCTCCGTGACGATGAGTGTACACCTAGAAGATTGTGCTGTCCCAGCTTTGTTTGCGTCATCAAGCTTGGGAATACCAGTGATTTTAGACTTCCGAGCTCCACCATCAGTTTTGGCCAACTCTTTCATCTCCTTAAATTTTGAGAGAGCTGTAAGTTCATCGGAAATGCCAGTCTTAAGAGCATTCTTGACGAATGTTTTGGGCATATCAAATTTAGAACCAAAGTCTTGTGCTTTTAGGGTACACTCAGACTTAACCTGACTCGAGAAAGTTGGGTTCTCAAGGATTGCCTTCACAAAGATTGCGAACGTGTTCTTAACCTGTTGAGGCCTGAGTTTGATCTTCTTAGCCATGTCCTCAATAATCCCCGCAGCCACTAGCGAAGCTGCGTGATCAACATGGGTTCCACCTTTAGTTGTACAGATACCGTTCACGAATGATACCTGTTGCATACCATCCTCGGATGGACCAATACACACTGACCATCGGTCGGTTGTAACACAGTGTACATTATCTACACCGGTGTGCATTTTTGCGTAAGCCTCAAAGTTCTGTTTTGGGAGAACCTCGTCATTGAACTTTACTTTACAGTTTGGGGTTGTACAGATGTTGGCATCCCAAACTCTCTTTTGGAAAATCTTATAGATTGTGTTATCCATCTTAGACATCTTAAAACGCCTCCAATCTGGTGTGAACGTTACGGCCACGGATGATGTGGCACCCGAATGTTTTTTGATTTTTGGTGGTTCACAGACGGTCATATTGTTAGACCATTTCTGTGAGTAAGTTTGCTTTGTTTCATGATCCTTAATGACAATTGAAAATTCTGATGAGTAAATATTCGTCAACTTGGCTCCATATCCATTGCGCCCCCCGACAATTCTCTTTTGAGAGTCGTCGTAGTTTGTACTTGTTAGGAGATGCCCAAAGACCAATTCAGGATTCCAGATACCTTCCTTCTCATGCATGCGAACACTGATACCACCGAGAGGTCCATTATTTTCAATAGTCACAGCACCAGTCTCTTTGTCTATAGAGACGGCGATGGATGAAACATTCTTGGGGTGTGTAGAGTTGCGATCAATTGCGTTAACGAGGATCTCATCAAAGATCTTCAAGAGAGCTGGGGAATACTTGAGGTTCTTCTTTTCAAATTTTGATTTGTTACCATTGAGAATCCAATACGCCTCGGTACTCAGGTCTACTGGACCGACATAGGAGTCTGGTCGCTTTAAAACATGTTCAATGTGGGTGAGCTTTTGGACGCTCTCCATTTTTTCTTGATTTTATTACAAGTCTAAACTCTAACTTAGGTAAAAAATCTCAGCTTATATCAGATGACGAATAATAACAATCGTGCTCAACTAAAAAAAGCTGAACAAGAGCTGAAAAATATGAAAAGAAAGTATCTAAACATGTTGAATAATAACGGTAAAAATAACAATAATAAAACCAAAAATAGCCCAAAAAACAAGAATGTTGCCACGTGGTTAAATCGTGAAATGTCCCCGGGTAACAAGACCAATATAAAGCCATCCAAGAGAGCTTATCTCAAAACGAACGTGGCTAAGAATGGTAAGATTCTTCATGTTTATGATAGGGATGGTTTGAAGAATTACTTGGCGTTTTCGGATAAGACAGGTCTAAATGCTGAAAGACCCAGTCCCCTGACACGCAAGGTATTCAAACTCAAAAACATCAAGAAGTATCCACCCAAACTTATCTTAAAAGTTCGCCGCGGTAAAAAAAACACTAAGCCGTGATCTTCTTTTTAACAGATTCAAGAAGTTTCAAAACAGAAATAGTTCCCGTGAATAAAAATAGTATCTGTTTGGTGATTGGTATCCGTATTTCATTTAAATGTGGTAAAGAAGGTCTTTTTAGTTTTTTATGAATTCGTTTTAATGAATCACATGTTTTGAGATATTTCCCCTCTGACATGTGATCCCTAGTCTCATCAATTGTATTCATCACTATGAGTAGATCTTGATCTACTGCCATAAATTATAATGATAATTTTTCTTTAGTTACCTTAAGAAGACATGTACACGTTCTTCATAATCGCCATATTTGTTCTCGTACTGGTGATGCAAAATAAGTCAAGGGGGCTGACCCATTCCATCAAAAAATTAGTAAGACAATCAGCTCGTTATGCCACAGCTGCGCAACAGGACAAGTCTCCAGCTATAGCTATACTTCACGCAAATTACGCGGTGGCTTATCTCTACGCACTTAAGGATATTGCATCTGATTCCCAAATACATAATGCCACGGGTATAGATGTTAAGAAGTTTGTAGAACATGTTACAAATGTACAAGATATGGTGACTAAACAGACGACTGAAAAATTCCCAGACTTTGCTGGTCGCGTAGATATGTATCTTTCAGAAATTGGTGGTGAATCCCAATGAGTACCTAAGTAAAACTTGATGATTTGGAAAATCAACTTAATCTACAAATATGGAGATTGTACGAAATGACCTCTGGAATCAATGTCTCAAGGATGCGATGAAAATGTATCGCATTGATGAGGCAAATGAAAAGTGTGAAAGTTTGGCAGATGCTACTTGGAAAATGAAAATGTCCTACAAGAATCATGAGAAGAAGAAGGATAGTAGACAAATCATCGTTTTAGAGAAAGCTCCGACAGTTGTAAACGAACAACGCAACCAGGTTAAACTTTGTCAAGCTACGACAATGGCGGGAAAACCTTGTTCTTTCAAGGCTGTGTGTGGGTGTTTCTGTAAAAAACATAGAATTGATAAGAGTGGTGGTATTGGTAGCAAAATTAAAATAGGTAGTTAATATAAAGATCATGTTGGATCAAGAAAGTCTCAGACCTGTAATAATATCAATGTCTCTCTATCTCATTATAAGCGTTCTCGTGCCTCGTCTAATGACAAAGCCAACTGGTATAGGTTTTATTGATGATCTTGTGATGTATCTGATTGCACAAAAAGATTCAATCATGAACGGTACCATCCTCATTGGTCTTATTGTTCTCGCCACCAATTACGTTGATAACAAACTCCTCCAAGACGTTCTTCCGTCCAACTAAATTTCGTGTATGAGTGTGATCCATCTCTCTAACACGATTATCATACGCATGTCTCATGAACTCCAAGAGTTGGTCAAAGTTTGGTTCACCCCAAACCATACCTTTTTTGAAGAGAAAATCGTCCCTCTCCAATTCTTGAAGTCCACAGTCAATTGTATAAGGTGTTTTGATATATTCTGATGCTCCACCGTAATTTGTTATAATCACTGGTTTATCTCGCATCGCAGCCTCAACCGCACCCATACCAACACCCTCTGAGTGTGAAAAGTTCACATAGCAATCACACTTGTTATGAAGATTATCCATTTCTTCATCCGTTAACATATCATTTGTAACTTCAACTCTTGGGAATGGGATATGTACAGCTTGATTACTGGTGGCTTTGACTACGAGACGCGTATTTGGTTCATTCATTCGCACAAAAGCCTGAAGAATGTCTTTGAACTTCTTTCTGGGATCCATGATATTTCCAATGTGATAGAAGATATAAGGCTTTTCCTTCGGTTGAGGAATGTGTGCGTGTATAACGTAAAATTCGTTATCAGGAAACTGCCGAGAGAGAACCCGTTTACAGAATTCACTCGGTACAGCTACACGCTTAAATTCCTTCATAATTAGACCATAGTCTTCGTGTACAGTCTCAGTTTCACATACTGTCATACAAGCTAGATTTTTTACTCGCGTTTTCGCATACTTGATGTACTCAATCTGATCGTGAGTAGGAATTACAAATATCAGGCCATTCTCTGTCTCGGGGAGTTTTTGACCCAATTGGTAATACAATCCATCAGGTAAGAACAGTTTCACATACTTCATGGCATGTTGACCAATACCCGTTTTTGCGTGTGGACCCACTACAATCATCTAGGTTTAAAGATAATCTTTCTTTTATATATAGTAAAATGTCTTCACTTCGCCAAGAAATTGAGCAGGAAATGCAAAGTGTCCGTATTGATAAGACCCGTCTTTTCAATCTACTCCTAAAGATGGTTGATGGTTGTGGTGGTGGTGGTGGTGGTGGAGTTGGTCCCCAGGGTCCCCCAGGTCCTACTGGTCCCCACGGTCCCCCAGGCCCCGCTGGCCCTAAGGGTGCCGCTGGTCCCGCTGGCCCTAAGGGTGCCGCTGGTCCCGCTGGCCCCGCTGGAACTGCGGCTGCGGCCCCAGCTGCTAAGGCTCCCGCGGCTAAGACTCCCGCCAAGAAGCCTTCGGCTAAGCCCGCCGCGAAGAAGACTGATGCCTAAGTATACAAGTTAATTAAAGTTAATACCCCTATTATAAATACATGTTCGCTCTCGCTCGTGCACCAACACACATTTATAATACGATTAAGAAGACAGATGAAAGTAAATCGTCTAGAGGTGGAAGACATTGGCGTCAACATTCGGGTCGCACGGTTCATCGTCAGAATTTTGCCATGAGCCCTAAAGAACCCACGGATGACACTGTGAAAATCGAAAAGCTGGAACGCGAGGTTGATAGGTATAAAAAGGCGAATAAGAAATTGAGGATGATTGCGAGTTGGAATCTTCGCGCAGCTCAGTCAGCTTTCAAGGATTCTGAAAATATACTTCAGATTCTGGATGATCTATATGGAGATGACGCGTACGAAAACCTGTCAAATTAAAGTGGGAATTTTCTAAAAATGGGTAAAGGAGACGAAAAGAATCTTGGTCTACACATGTGTTTACTAGGTAATGCGTGTGGTAATCTGACACCACTTTTGTACACGGAACCCAAAAATAAACCAGCTGATAATGCTCTGGTTGGTAAAACTCCGATACGTGTTGGAATTGTATAGATTCCATTTTTAATGTCATCTTCTACATCTTCAATATCCGCCATGTTTGATACACTCGATGCGAGAAGACCCATCGCAATCGTTTCATTTTCAATAACATCTGTGTGAGCTATGAGATGCGGTACAACACTGATAGCTCCCGCCCAAAAGGTACCCACATAAAAGGGTTTTAATAATGGTAAATTCTGCTTAAATGAAGGATACAGTAGAATACATAGAATTTCTGGTGGGATATACTTGGACTGATCTGTGTACCATAGTATCAGATTTGCTGTTAAGAGAGCCGCAGCAATAGATTCTGGGGTATCCTCAGTCTTCCCATCTAGGTATCTATCTGCACCATATGCCCACCTCGCCGACGCCATAATATACAAAAGGGGTAGAGGTTCGAGAGGTGTTCCCGAACATAATGCTAATACAGACATGATTGTACCAACTCCTAGTCCGGTTGTCATCTGTGTATTAATATTACTTGTCACCATAAATTTCGAGAATATCTCGCACGATAGGACTTCTTTCAATGTCCGCGAAGTCAAATGTTATACATTCAATGCGTTTGTTCTGTTTCCCTTCTAACCGAGACCAAATATCTTTGAGACCATTATCTTCGTATTTCCTGTCATGTTGTTTGGGATCACCCGTTATCACCATCTTACTACCTTCACCTATACGAGTGAGGAGCATTTTCATCTGATTTGGTGTTGAGTTCTGCATTTCATCAGCGATTACAAATGCGTTCTTAAATGTTCTTCCACGCATGTAGGCCAAAGGACATATTTCTATGATTTTCTCTTTGATCATATATTGGATATCACTTTGATTGTAAAATTCACTAAATACATCCATAATGGGTCTGGTCCAAGGATCCATCTTTTCTTCTAACGTTCCTGGTAGGTATCCTATGTCTTCTTCTACTGATACAACGGGTCGAGTTAATACGATTTTCTTAAATGTTTTATCATTATACCCAGCAATCGCGGCGTAGCACGCTAACATCGTCTTACCTGTTCCAGCCGGACCGATTGCGAATACCATGGGTTTACCAATACTGTATAACACCCTATTATAGTGTTTTTGATTTTCATTTTTTGGTGTTACAGTTGGATGTTCGATTCCGTCCATCTCTCCTTCGAAGTAATAGTCGTTTTCGTCGTATGATGATGAGAGTGAAAATTTTAAATTGTTTCGACCCTTTTTACCCCCCATACTTTTTACGCAGAACTTTTATTGACCCACCATAAAAAACCCCCGAACAACGCTACTAGGATTGCTACTAGTAAACCAAAGGAATACTTTTTAGGGTTTTCGTCTGGGGGTTTATCGGGTAACTTTTGAACATTTTGATTAAGTGTCTCAAGTTTTTGTAACAATTTACCCAACATTTCAAGTATTTGAACTTCTTTATTTACAGGCTTTTCTTTCACATTTACTGTTGTAATCTCGAGTGTCATTGACCACTGTGCATTAGATTTAAGAAGTAGATAATCACCGTCATCTTGTTGTTCAAATATTTTGAAATCTAACTTTTTTATAGATATTGGATTAAAGTATCTTGTCGGTGGATTAAAGGTTTTCCATTGTTTATCTCGCATTAATATTCCATTACTACCCACAAAATGTCTTTCTAGGGGTACACGGGCTAGGATCTGTCCATTCCTTTCGTCTAACATTTGCGCAACCTTGGGTATATCTGGACATATGACATCAACATATTTAGCCACATTGGTATTAAGGTTGGCGTCATTCTCACCAATCTGTGTAATGTAGAAATCAACCATTTTGACACCTATGACTCTAGACATATCTTCAACGTGAGTATTTGACTTTAGGGTTAGATCAAGTGAAAATACATTATTGGTTCCGTTTACAAAACGAGAATCCAATACGACATACTGAACCTTTTTGGGTATATCTTCTAATCCCATATCTAATGTTATACCACAAAAAAAAGTCTCCTTTTTTTTTTCAGGGGAACAGGTATGGCTGGATCACTCGGTGTAAAAGCTGTGATATTCACGGGTACCCTTGCTGGGGTCACAATTATTGATGCGATTAGAGTTTTTAAAGGATATAAAAAAATGGCTTCTAAAGTTAATAAAAAATGATCTCATCCAACTGGATTCACGCTATCTGTAGGACTATGATTTCCATGGGTCCAGAGTACACTACTAATGTTCTTAAGTGGGTCAAGAGCGCCGTTTGGGATGCACCTTATCGTGTGTGGCTTGATATTGAACTTCAGAAGATAGCCTATGATCGCGAAGATTGGAAGAACGATTCTCTCTACCCAAGTGACGACGAATGTGATGAAACACCTAAGTCGGAATAAAAAGTATATAAAAAATTAACAATGAGTGAATACACAATTCCTATCAACGATCTATTTGTTCGTTCAAGTGTACCACTCGGTATCCCCGGTTTGGCTACAGACGAACTTAGAATCGCCTTTATCCAAGCTACCGCCCCCCTGTGCCCAGACGTTCAACGGAAGATTTGGGAAGAAGTTCTCTATTGTACCACACCAATTGAACCCCCACCTACCCCCAAGAAATGCCGTTCGGTTTCATACACTCGATCATCGATTTCATTACCCCGAAACCTATTTCACACCAAGGAAGTTTGACTGAGAGATTACTCAAAGGAGATGTCATAGAGGCTACGAATGACTGTGGAGAAAAACGTTATATACAGATACGTTCGGAAACACACGCAGAAAGAAGAAGAAGTTTGGAAATTCTTCTTACAAAATGTAAAAAGTTAATATCCTCCGTAACCTTGGAAGATCATATACACAGAAGATATGTGAGAATTGTGAAATTAACAGAAAAAGTGAGAGAAGCTATGTACATGGCTGATGATATTACTGATCTCATTGTTGAATACGAAGAATTAGAAAGAGATGTAAAGAAGGCTTCTTCGTCTTTTAGAAACCTAAGTGACGCGATTGTCTAGATTTGTAATAAGATGGATCTCTTTCATAAAATAATAGACCTCATTGATAAAAACTCGGATAGGATCCCTGAGGGGGACTATCTAGAGTTATGTGACACAATTCAAGAGTTACGACGACAAGTAAAACCACCTTCATTTCTCCTCGATCAAAATCAACCTCTTTGGATGGGGGAACGACCGTCGCGGGATTTTCTAATCTCCGGGCCTGTATATCGACCCACTGTACCAGTGACTGCTGGTCAACCACCTGAATGGTTTGAAGATGATGACGAAGAAATTACCTATCCGGGTCTTAATCAGTTTTTACAAGAATTACACGAGGATTGGGCGGCAACGGATCATGACGGACCAGTTGAACCTGGGTTTTATTATCCTCCACCGAGACAAGGAATGCATCAACACGTAGAGGATGGTACCACAGTTGCTGAAGTTTCTATGATGGATGTAGACTAACGACGAGGTCTCACACGTAGACTATTGAGGTCTCGCCAAGCATCTCGAATCACCCGCGGTGGTGCTGAGGGATCAACTGTAGCTGTAGTTTCTAGCTGACCTGTTAGTTCCTTTAATTTCAAGTGTAAATGTTTGAGTTCGTTTGATATCTCCACGTACGCCCATTCTGTTTTTGTTGGGAACATTTCATCATTTTCCATGATCTCCATGATGTTTCTTAGATGTTCCATACCTAAGTGAAGCCTAGAATTTATATTTTTCAATAAAAAACATGGAAGACTTACGTAACCTCATGGCATGCATCGACGAAATATCCAGTCAGATCCCTGACGGAATGTATCTGAAGATGGCTGACCAAATGAAACGCGTTCATGAACACATGAATGGCAACAAGAGCATCCACGATGACACCTTCTACTACAGCGACGACGATTCGGAACTTGACAGCAACAGTGATGATGACTCGGACAGTGACTTCTCCCCTAATCTCGATCGAAGACGTCTCTCTGATATTGCACTTCTCAGAGAAAAGCTTCTGGATTGTGTGAAGAAGATGCACGAGGAGTACAAGGTTCTCATGAATTGCGAAAAGGAAGCGAGGCGTACTTGGACCCCCATCAAGCGTATGACTGCGTTTCGAAAGACTCAGGCTATCAAGCTGTGGTGTGAAAAGAACACTCGTTGGGCTCCCGGTGGTGAGGCTGGGGAACTGGTTGGTCATATATCCACCACCGCCGTGCCGACAAGCGGCTGGACCTGGAAAAACCTGGTGGAAAACGGTCTTCGGACAATTGTGGCGGAAATTGCAACCGAGGAGGAGAAGGTCGCAGATTTCGTCTACTATGATGAACTTTCACTCAAAACACTCCAAAAGCTTCCCGCCTTTGAGAAGAAGATTTACGATGACTACAAGGAAGAATGCCAAAGGAAAATGAACCAGCACATTGAAAACGCTAAGTTAAAGGTGGTTGAGTCGAAGGCAAAGATGACCGGGTTGGAGATGTTTTGTGCGGATAGGGAGAACGAGTTGAGGCTAGCTGATGCATGTGTCTATAACCGTGATTACTGGGAGTCCGCGACAAATGAGTTTTGGGTGGGTGAGAATGGACGAATGGTGGACAACGTGTTTGAGGCGCGGGTCGAACGACGCCGTTAAAGAATTTAGCCGTGTAATATAGTAATGAATGTACTTCAAAATGTAATGCAAATCATAGACAGTATATCTGATAAAATCCCTGAGAACGTCTACCTATCCCTCTGCAACGAGTTAAAGAAACTCTATGCTTTTATCCCTAATACAATCAGACCAGCCCTCTCTAGAACAAATAGTGCCACTAACGTACCCTCATCATCACCTGCGAATGGGTATTGGTTTAGGTGATAATGAATATAAAGTTTAATAGCATTTAGTATCCAAATGCTGGCTATTCGTCCTACTATCAATGTACCCAAACATGTAAATCGTTTCAAGAAAACTCTAAAAACATGCGCAACGGCTGTGGATCCTTACCGCGATACATCTCTTCGATACATGGGATACGCGAACGAAGTTGGTGAGGCTTTTACAGCGTTTATTCCTGAATGGGGTGTTCCCGCATCTTACTGTGTGGCTGCGTCATATGTTATGTTTGATACAATTGACAAGGGTCAAAAGGCATACGAAACTGCGGATGAAGAAAATAAGATTCAAGATGCACTCAAAGTATCAGCCGAAACTATGACGTGGCAGATGCTCGCATCAGTCTTTTGGCCGGGGTCTATTATTCGTGTGATTGTAAACATGTCCGATAATATGTTAGCTAATAAACTTACAGAAAATGAGCAAACTGCTCATGTATTGGCTACACTCTTTGGACTTATGGCTATCCCTATGATCATTAAACCTATTGATACTACAGTTGATAAGGTGATGGAGACTTCCATTTCCAAAGTTATTCATGGGAAGATTAAAACACCTGAAGATGCGAGTTCAGCTTTCATGACATCGATGGGTTCTTTTTCTGTTCCACCTATCATGTATTCTCTAGCTTCTTACATCAAGTCGGTTTAAGCACCTAAGTAGGTTTAAACAAAAAAAATGTAAATATATAATAAGATGAGCCTAATCCCCATAAAATTACTGAAAAATAAGGCAAATCGTAACAAACTTCTCAAGATCAAAGACGAAACTCCTGAGATTGACAAGAATGATTACATCGAATCTCGGATTAATACGAACGTTAGGGCTAAGAACCTTCTTGCCATCGAAGATGCCTCTGAGATTGCCAAGTATTACCTTCATAAAAAGGGAGTCTTTGAACAAATTGCTAAAGATATACAGAAAGAGTCTAAAAAGAAATTCAAGTTTATGTTTCGTAAGACCACCGCATTGGCGAAAACCAAACTTTCAGGCCTTACGGCTCGTTCCGGTGTTGACTACATGTTGATGGAACACTCTTATCCAGATGGCTCAGGTCATTATGGAATGGCTCGCCTCGACCATGATAAAAAGGTCGCTCGAATTTATGACTCCATGACTGATAACGAGTCAGATTTTGAAGAACCTCTCAAACACTTCCTTGGAAATAAATATAAAACCATGACAGGTTCTATTTTTGGTTGTGTTGGACGTATGAGGAACGCTATGGGTCAAAATTTGAACCCTCAACCTACCGGTGGATTTGTATCTCAATCGTTTAACGAGTTCAAACACAAGAATTTTGCAGGTGGTCGTGGTGGTGTACCCAAGAAGTTGATGGAAGAAGCCTTCACACTTTCTCAATATGACGAAATGTCGCAACATCATTTCTGTTACATGGAATCTTTCCATGCTATGATGGCTGATTTGGGTTTAGCGCACTCCGGTCCCCAAGACCCCCGTGAGCGTCTTGAGTACATCAAGCGCTTCATTTGGGGTGTTCTTCATAAATACGTTCCCAAGAGGAGTCGTAATACTATTCAGTGGAGGTATTTTGAGAAATATTTCCCATACATCCTCGAAACGATGGGACCCGACGGTAAACGTTTGGTGATACGCCGTGGTTTTATCCAGGTTCCACCAACCCGTGGTGTGATTAGGTATCGATTGAAGAAAATGCGAGTCACAGATAAGATTGACAATTCGACCCCTTTAAAAAATATCACCAAATGGTCTAAGGGTACTAAGAAATGGATTAAAACCTAAGTAATTATAAAAAATCGTAAAAATAAAACCTAAGTCAAGTCAAAACCTTGTATTTTTCAACCAACAAACAACAAACAACAATGAACTTTGAAATTCAAGCTCTCGGCGGCAAGCTCATCGGATCCCGTTCCGCCATGAAAACTTTGGATCGTCTCACGACCCTGCTCCCCAACGCTAAAATCAACTTTGAGGTCATCCCTCCCCCCGAAACCAAGAAGGCTGAGTTTGGCAGCATGCCCGACTTTCGCGACCCGGTCCCTGAGACCGACTCTGACGAGGATGATGATGACATCATGCATGACCCCGACATCCAAGAGATGGTCAAAAACGGAGAACACACCTGTCACATGTTTGACGCTCATTGCCAAGCATGTGAAG